TTCCTGTCATTGGTGTTTGACCATCACTTGCTACTGATCCTGTTAATGCACTTGCAATATCGTTTAATGTCGTATTTGCCCATGTACTTGATATTGTAGTACCTGTTACTACAGGATTGCCTGCTGGTAAGCTATATGTCCCACTTCCGTTGCGACTCATGGTTGTTCCTTCCTTAATTGTTCAGCTAACTTTTTAGGGTCAAAATTAACTGCTTCTTCTACTTGTTTCTTTAAAGCACTTTCTTTAGCTTTAGATGCCACATACTTTGTAGCACCACCAACTAAAGGTATTGAACTTGAAAAATTTGATATTGCATCTAATCCTCTTATTAAAGCACTTGCAGTATTAGAGGTATTTACAGCACCTTTTAATGGTGAATTAGTCATCATGGTTGTTTCTAATAAGTTGCGTATTTCTTCTGCACCTTTTTTACCAAATATATAGTCTAATTTACCATCTTGATCTAATGTTCTAACAATCGAATTAAACTTAGCTGGACTTACTACAGGTGAACCACTAGCATTTCTTTCTACATTAGAAGTTACCAAGTCTTTCATGTGTTGTATTGTTTGACCTTGTAATTCTTTAAACGCTTGTTGTCCTTCTGGCCCTGCTTTTTTAAGTGTTCTCCCTACTGCCATTACATCAGCTAAAGAACCTTTTAGTATTGCATGATCAAATATATCTTCTAATGCAACAGCACGATCAGTAGTGCCTGTCTTTTTACTTAATAATTTGTCTACATAACCAACATTTTCAAAGTCTCTAGCATATTTAGATCGTAATCCTCTAGCTTCTTTGTATAAATCACCACCTTGATTATCTAAAGTGCTATCTATAACTTTTTTAATGTCTTTACCATACATCATGTTTGTGTTTGTTGTAGATGATGCTCTACCTATCATTTTACGCACTTCTTCTAAATCATTAATAGATAATTGACCATCTTTTGCTAAAGAATCTAACTTCATCTTCACAGTTGTGATAATAGGTGCATTTAAAGCCTCTGCCTCTAATCCATTAACAAATTCTTTAACAGGGTTTACATTAACTAATTGGCTTGTTTCACCAGCTTCTTTTGCTTTATCATAAGCGTTTTGGATGTCTGCTTTAGCCTTGTTAGAACTGTTTACAAGGGCTTTATCTACAACTCGACCTGTTTCTATTAACCCATATTTTTCTTTGCCTGTAGCATCTATATACTCGTCAAAGTTCTGTAATATGCGTTCATTCTGCTCAAGTTTCTTTTGTAATAAAGGTCTACCAATATCAGGAAAATTCTTAACTGTTTCTGCCTCAAATGCTTGTTGTCCTAAGTCTCTAGTAACATCACCTTTAGTTGTAGGCACAGGAACTCTTAGATTTTGTGCTAATTCTGATCTTTGTATTACTTTAGGTACTTCAGCAGCACCAACTCCACTCATGGTAGATGTAGGTTGCCCTCTTAATGTTTGTGCTAAACGCTGTGCTTGAGACTCTACACCCATCTGTGTAGGTGCTTGCAGTAACTTCCCACCTTTAGCTAGGCTTTGCAATAATCCACCACCTAAATATGGAGGTAATCCCTCTACTGCTTTACCCATTGTGCTTAAAATGTCTTGGGAAACAGGCGATTGTGGTTTATACGCATACTTTCCAGCAAATTCTAATGGTTTTTGTGGGTTTACAAATGGGCTAGGTAAAGCTAACGCTGCACCACTTGCCAAGGTTGCAGGTACTTCAACAATAGGTGAAATGTAATCCATTAACTTTCTAGGTTGTTGAGGTTCAGGTTGCATAATGCGTTCACCTTCGCCTACAGGTATACCTAATTTGTTTTTTTCTGGCTGTTGGCTTATAAACTTTAATCCTATATTGGATAGTTTTGCCATATCTCCACTAGCAATAGCTTGCACATCTTCAGTAGATAATTTAGATAAATCCATTATTGGACACCTCTTTTTTTCAATTCTTCTTGAGCTGCCCTAATTAAATCATTACCAACTAAATTTTGTTTTCCACCTTGTAATTTGACAGGTTCGCCAGTTACATCTTTAGGATTAAAGTTATAGCGATTTGCAATGTCTGTATATTCTTTTTGTTTTTCATTAAATAATTGTGCAGAAGTATTAAAGAATTTAGTAGATAAATCTCTAAAATCTGTTCTTTGTTTATCAGTTAATTTAGTACCATTTGCTACATTACTTGCATAACTAGTCAAACGATCTAATGCACCACCAGCTTGCATTGCTAATGCTAGTTCAGATTCTCTTACAACTGAGCCTGGGTCTAGTAACTTCATAAATTTAGTCGCTGCAGCTAAATCACCAGCAGGGCTCTTAGCATCTAATCCATCTTTTACTTGATTAAATGCACTTTGAACTTCTTGTTGTGCTTTGTAAATTGGTTCTCCTCTAAACTCAGCTCTTAATTTTTGTGTATTATCAAATGTTTTTTGTTCAGGCATTACATTGACATTTGTTGTTGGCCTTCTACGATTTGCATCCATATCTTGATATTGCTGATATGTACCTTTGTATCCATCTTGCTGTGCTAATTTAAACTCTTGAAAAGAAACAGGAGGTTTTTCTTCTTTAGGTTTACCTGTAGCTACTACTTTTCCTAGACGATTAATAGCTGTTCCACCTTCAGGAAGTATTGTTAATGTATCTTCTTTTGACATATTTGCCAATAACTGAGGTGCTAATGCTTGTCCTATTCCACCTCTTGCATTTAACGCTTTTAACAAAGCACCCATCTTGTCAGGTGCTACTCCACCTTGCATTTCCATGCTTGGTTGAGTTCCGTAGAATCCACTAGGTTGAGCATCTGCATCTGTACTTGGTGCAGTCATAGGTACTGCTTGACCCTCTTTGCCATACATTGTCTCTAAAATATCTTTACTTTCAGTTAGATTCTGTTCACGCAATCTTTGGGCTAATTTACCAGCTTCAGACTCGTAATTTTCCCCTGCTTTTCTACCCATGTAAGCATTAGCTAAAGGTGCTAACTGTTGTATGATGCTAGGTGCAACATAACGACCACTTATCATTTGTCCTTGTGGTTGTTCTAATGCTCTTGATTGCAATAAATCTGCAAGTTTCTTCTGTCTTTCAAGAGCCAATATCTCAGGTGCATTTTGATCAAGATAGGGAGATTGTGCCATTATGCTGTCCTCAATAATTTTGCTAGTGCGTTTGTATCTTGCACAGGTTGATTCTGTTGTCCAAAGTTAAATGGATTTGCTTGCTTATAAATAGCTGGAGTCATTGTTTGTGGCATTTGTGTACCTCTTAACATATTAGCCATGTTTGTTTGCTGTTGTGATGCTTGTGCGTTCTGTAAAGGTGTTTTTAATGTTTGTGCTAATTGTTGTTGTGGAGTAAGTAATTTTCTAACAGTATTTGCTGTTCTTAATGTTTTAAATACATCTTTGAGACTTGGATTAAGTGATTCTGCTAAACTTCCTGTTGGGTCTAGTTCAGGTGATACTTGTTCAATAGGTGTTGTAGGACTTGCATCATAATATGGTGCTGGTTCTGGTGTTTGTAAGCTACCTGTAGGATCAAACTCAGGAGATACTTGCTCTATAGGTACTTCAGGACTAACATCAAATTTAGGACTTAATTCGTATTGACTAATAGGTGTTTCAGCTATTGGTGAAGTAAAAGCCTCACCTACTGCTGATTCGGCTGCACCTGTAGCACCAGCATCACCCAATAAAGTAGTGCCTGCTAAGTCTGTTGTTGCACCTTCTCCAGCTAATGTACCTAACCCTGTTTCTGTTGCACCTGTAAACGCTGTTGCACCTACAGTCCCAGCACCAGCACCTACACCACCAGCACCAGCCATTGCTGTATCTACTGCTAAACTTGCCTCAGTTAATGTTGCCATTTCTGCTGCTGTAAGAGTTGCTGCACCTTCAGTTGCTAATGCAGTTGTGCCTGCCTCTGTTGCAAACAATGTAGGGTCTACATAACCTGTTGCTACTGTTACAGCTATTGCTACAGGTAATAACCAACCACCTGGCAATGTATTTACAGCATCATCTAAATCACCAAAAAACCCACCAATTCCACCACCATTACCATATAAACCACCTACACCCCAATTAGTTTTATCTACAGGAGGTGCTTCAGGCGGTCTTTCTTGTCTTACAAAATTAATAGAACCCATAGGAATAGGCTCATTCCAAGGAACTATAGCACCCCCATAATCACGAGTTGCCATTGTTTTCTCCTAGATTTGCCATCCACTTATAATTAGGATTATCACTTGGTTCAACATTTATATCTAAATATTGCAACATTTTAGTTAATTCTGATTCGTCAGCACCATACATAGTTGTAACACCAAAACCTTTTAGTTTTTTAACTAATTCATTAACTGCTTTAGTTAGTTGTAAAGGGTTATCTTGTGTAAATAATTCTACTTGCACTTTGTTATTTCCTAAACGAACTAAAACTAAAACTGTATCGCCTTCTTGCAAAAGTTGTGCATCTTTTATGCTTACTAATTTAGATAAACCAGCCATATACTTTGTAGGGTCTTCACCCTTTTTTTGGTAATCGGCTTGAATGATTTGACTAGCTTTCATCTAGAATCCCAAGAAATCTTCATAACCAGCAAACGGATATTCTGAGCCTGTATATATTCCTGCTAGTGGATCCGTAACCATTCCACCAATACCTGAGCCATAAGTTGTGTTATCTAAACCAATAGATTTTAAGAAATCTGCATCACCAGTAATTGCAGGCCCTGTACCACCAAATAAAGATGACCATAAACCAGAGTTAGTTAGTGCATTTGCACCACTTGCACCTAGTCCTAATAATCCACCTAATGCACTATTAGCACCTGTTCCACCTAAGATTGCACTTGAACCAAGTCCTGCTAATCCACTTAAAAGAGATGACCTTTGTGCTGCTTCAGCGTTTTGTCTTGCAATATCTGTAGCGTTTTGACTTGTGTAAGCACTTAGATAATCAGGCCCTGCTACTGCTGCTTGGTTATAAGGAGTTACATAGCCTGGTGTTGCTAGATTACGAATATTCGCTGCAGTCGTATTTTGTAGACCTTGTGCTTGTAGACCTGTTTGCATACCACCAACAATAGCACTTGTTAAAGCATCATTTTGAGTTTGACCTAGTAATGTTTTAGCACGATTATAAGCCTCAGAGCCAGGCATAATTCCTTGATTTGCTAACTGTGCATCAAGAGCCTCTCTTGCTTGAGATTGTTGAGGTTGTAACCTTTGCATAATTGCATTGGAGTAAGTATCGCCAGGGTTAATTCCATACATCGGATTCGCCTGCGATGCTTGTAAACCAGCTAATGAACTTTGAGTAAGTTGTTGTAACTCAGGGCTTAACTGTTGATTTGCACTCCAAATAGGGTTACCTTGTGCATCTGTACCTGTTTGTTGATATTGTAGACTTCCGTAAGGTGTTTGTTGATTAATACGATTCGCTGCAGTTGCTTGTAATGCACCAGCAATATTACCTTGAGCATTAGCTTGTGCAGCTTGTACAAAAGGGTTTGTAGAAGTAAATTGACTTGTCTGTGGTTGCCCAAATGGTGTTTGACCCATAAAATTAGGTTGCACAGTTTGAGTATTTACAGGTTGTCCTTGCATCGGTTGTGGTTGAAAAAACTGAGGAGATTGTTGTGTTGGTCTAAGAGCAGGAGTAGTTCCTTGTAGTTGGCTTTCAGCATTTCTATAGGCATCTATATTTGTATTACGATATTCTTCAGCCGATGGATAAGAAAGACCAGCTTGCGATCTTTGGTTAATAAGATTCATATAACCTCTATCTAACGCATCGGTAGGCGATGAAACATTTGTACGCATTGCTTGAGGTTGTTGCCCCATGTAATTAGGGTCTTGCAATCTTCCTATTTCATTTTGCAACATACTAGGCATATCACCCATTAAACTATTACCTTCATAATTTCTTGGTGTCATGCCTGGGATTGTATCTCTAGGTGCAGCTACAGATGGGGACTGTTGTAATTGCTGTAATTGTTGTTGGTATTGTTGTGCTTTTTGATCGTTAGTTAAACTATTAAATCTTTGAGCTTCTAGTGAATCAGAATAAGATAAGCCAGCCATACCTTGATAAGGTTGTCCTTGTTGAGGTTGTTGTGCCAACCCCATTAAACCTTGCATTGGTTGTGATGTTGCTTGATCAAATAAACCCATAACTCTCTCCTGTTAAAAGAAACCAAGTTATCGGTCTTGCACCAATTATACTCGATATTCTTAAAAAACTATATAACTCCACCAGCCTCCATTACGAAATCGGTAGATGTCCAATGCACTTCAATTCCTTGACTTGCAATACTTAAATTTAACCCTGCACAGTAACCTATTCCTGTTACTCCTTGCCAATCTTTATTAATTGTCAATGTTCCACCCCATGTTGCTTGATCCCATAATGCTGTATCCCACTTACCTATTGAATAAGCACCAGGGTTAAACTGTACTGCACCTAAGTTATTCTGTTGTTGAAAGTCTGTCGATACATTGCATAAAACAGTCGGTACACCATTATCTGTCAATAGCATAGGTCTTACCATTGTGAATCTTTTTTGTTGCCCTCTAGTCTCAAAATAGCTATATGCCTGTTGAACTTGACCTGTTATGTTTGTTCCATTATCTGCGAATGTGTCCCAAAACTTACCTACATAGCCATCACCACCAAAATACATTTCACTAGAACTCATCTGAAAGGTATAAGCCTCAATACCTGTAAATTGTCCCCATGATTTTGTAATGGTGTGCATGACATATTGTTGCATCCCAACATCTGTCGGAATGTTCAATATCAGCATATTCTCACCAGCATAATACGAAATCTGCCAATTAGGTAAACTTGAGAAAGAACTAGCTGCTTGACTTACAGCATAATAAATCTTGTCTGTTAGATTAACTCTAGGGTCAAGTCTTGATGACTGTAAAGCACTAGCAAGTGGTACAAGTCCATCTTGAGTTAGTAATAGAACATCACCACCCCACTTAAAAAAGCATCTTCTAGTGAATGTTTGACCTAATTGCCATACTCCTTTTAATGCCCATGTCGCTATATTACTTGGATCAGTACCTAAATATACGATTGTTTCGCCATTAGATGTAACAAATACAGCGTAATCGTCTGCACCTTCGCCAGCGTCTATTGTCCATGTTGCCATTGCTTGTAAATAGCCACCATTTCTTGCAATACTACCGAAATCTAACTGACTTGCTACACCACCAATGCTTTGAACAGGCATATACCAACAATTTAGCGTGTCTTTTTGCGTGAAATACAGCCTGTTTTTAAAAAGATTAACCCCTATAAATGTATTTGAATTTACTCCTGTAATCCCTAAAACTGTGTATGTTCCTACAACTGTTGCATCAGCAGCAGGAGTACTAGCCATCGTATATGTAAATGTCGTTACACCTGTAACTGTAATTCTGTAATTTCCGTTATATTCGCTACTTGTTGCACCTGTTATTGTGACTTGATTACCTGTTATTAGCCCATGATTAGCTGCTGTCGTAAGCGTAGCTGTAGTTCCACTTCTTGTTATAGTAGAAATAGTCTGTGCAGTCGATGTCGTAGCTACATAAGACCAAAATGTTCCGTTATAGACTAGAACTGGGTCTGCACCATTACACGCTATTAGAAAACTACCACCAGAGTTAGTTAAAGATACATATTGAAATCTATTATTAGTAAGTCCTGTGAATACGCTTGTAGCTGTACTTGTTGATGCGTCATAAATGATTGAAGTACCTACTGCAAACAGTTTATTACCTGTAGGACTAGAGTAATTCATCAAAGTATTAACTTTACCTGATATACCTATTGATGACTTCGTGTAGCCTTTCCTAAAAGTAATGTCTGTAGGTGTAGGAAACCAGTTATTCATAGTTACAGCATCCATCGGATCCATGTTTGATAACGAATCTCTTGCGTTCCAACCTCCTATTGGTGCTGGAATACTTGCTGTCTTAGCACTACGCTTCTGTGGAATCATGAGCCATATCCAGTATCAGGGATATTTGCGTACCCTATCAATACCTTGCTTGGATAAGGTGCAAAACTCAATGTAGCACTACCCTTATCGTTTGCTTTAGCTACACTTAAGTACCTTTCGTAATCTTGTTGTAGGCTCGTAACATCAAATCCTTTAATTTGGAAGAACTTGAGTTTAGTCGCAAGCACCATGATTGTATCGTCAAGAAAAGTCGTGTCAGTATCAGCAGTAAAGCTGTTTTTAACAACTCCAGTTGAACTTTCAGCCCACCCTTTTGATCTGTATTCATATCCTAGATACTCCTGTGTGTTCATTAATGGCCAAATATGAAAATATTCGCCATAGATTCGCCATCTTACTCGTGGGCCTGTCGAAATATAACCCGACTTTAACCATTGCCATTGTTGTGCATCCTCTGGCCCGAGCATTTCCCAATGTTTGGTTTTGTCCCAATGAGTTCTATCTGTAATAGTCTCGTAATCAGCAGGTAAATCATATTCCATTTGACCAAATGTTAAGTCGATGCCTACATTAGTCGCTTGTAATGGTTGATTAAGAGTAACAGTAGAACCAGCAACAGAAACAATAGAACAATCTTGTGGTATTCCTGTGCCAGTTACTTGCCATTTAGTGCTTAAACCTGTTGTATTTGCTACATTTAACAGATTGTAAGAACCATCTACACCATCGCCAGTAGTTGTTATCGCTTGTGTGTAGAAACGATACTCCTTTTGCAATGCTCGCCAATCGTATTCTTTAATCAGGTTATAACCAGCACGATTCATCAAAGCTAATAACTGAATTACATCTTGTTGGGTATTACCAGCGACATAAGTTGGTGCAACTAGACCTAGTTCACTAGATGTTTGTTGCATGAGTTCGAGCATTGTCGATGACATATTATTCCTCTACTTTTGGTTTCCTACCTCTTTTTTGACCAACGGCTGCAAGTAGAGATGTCATCTGAGATTCAAACTTAGTTTGCATTTCAGCCATCTTTGCATCTGTTTCTTGCCTTATTCTATCATTTTCTTCTTTAAGTTTGTTAATTTCTTCTTCTCTTGATGCTACATCTGCACCCTCTTTAGCCATTTTAAGAAAAGCCCTAGCTTTATCTCTAAAAGTATGTGGTGACATTCCTGCTAACATACCTAGCTTTTGGATGCTGTGATCGGTAGCCATTGCAATAGACTCAACTGTGTGAAACTTAATTCCTCGTAATTCCTCAGCCTGAGTAGAAGTAATCAAAGGCCATTCTTTTAAAGATGTTCCTGAATAACTTGCTTCATCGCCTATACGATTCATAAAATTAGCCCATTGTATTGGAAACCTATTTTTATCTTCATCTCTTACTTTGCGATCTATCTCTGATAGAGCATCGCCTGGTACTACTATCTT